TTAAAGCTGATATGTCGATACTATACGACGAATCTTAAAGAAAACATTCTATATTTAATAAAATGAATAATAGATTGTATACGGATGGTAGTTGTATCGGTAATCCGGGAAGGGGTGGATGGGCAGCTAAGTGTCTGGGATTTTTTGAAATTACTGGCGGATCACCTAAAACTACTAATAATATAATGGAAATGACAGCCGTAATAGAAGGTTTGCGTAAATGTTATAAATGTGGAATTCGTAATGTCGCTGTGTACACGGATAGCTTTTACGTTCGTAACGGTATCAAAAGTTGGATTCATAAATGGAAATTAAATAATTGGAAAACATCATCCGGATCCGATGTTAAGAATAAAGAACTTTGGGTACAGATGGATTCCGTGTCGAAATTATTCGATAATATAGATTGGATTTGGGTTAAAGCACATAACGGAGACCCAGATAATGAATATGTGGATCAAGAAGCTAGAAGGATCGCAAATTCTTTCCATAATAGTGTATAAAGATGTCATGTCATATAAATAAAGATGAATCGAAAGAAAGAAGAATCCACTACGCGCATGTCATATGAAGGTCGTGAACAGATGTATTCAGAATCACGTAATAAAGCAGCTACGAAAGCTATGAATGCCGATAAAGTTCGATACAAGTCGAATAATGAACCATTTAAGTTTTTATGTTTTCTAAAAAACCGACTCGAGAGTCTCGAATCGCGTAAAACTTCGGTCGTCGAGCAGGGTTTTCTTAAAAAGGGATTTACGAAAAGGTATAACGAACGTTTGTACGATAAGACGAAAAAGATTATCGAATCTTTACAAACATAAAGAAATACGTCATACAATAGATATATGAAGCTACTCATTAAAAAGCTTTCTGAGCACGCGCTAATTCCTACGCGCGCATCTCCTGGATCTGTTGGATATGATCTGTATAGCATCGAAGATATGCACATTCTTCCGTACCAACGTGGTATAGTATGCACCGGAATCGCAGCGACTATTCCTATGGGTGTATACGGACGTATCGCACCCCGTTCCGGCCTCGCTGTAAAGCATGGCGTACAAACTGGTGCGGGTGTTATTGACCCCGATTACACTGGTGAATTGAAGGTTATCCTTTTTAATCATGGAAGTGAAAAGTTCGAAATTAAAAAGGGTGATCGTATTGCGCAGCTCATCTTAGAGAAGTGTGAAACACCTTTGATTGATGAAGTTGAAGAAATAAAGGATACACAGAGAGGAACCCGTGGATTTGGTTCTTCTGGATAAATATATAATTAATTAATTACCAAATGCTACACCTGCTAGACCATTTTTCACCCTGAGAATGTTGTAGTTTACCGTATACACACGTAGCATGCTCGGAGATCCGCCAACGGTAAGGTTCTTTAATACGAGTTTCGAATTATCAACCCTAGAAAAGTTTAAGCTACCACTGGGCTGGGAGCCGTTTAGTTTGATACAGAAAGGCCATGTGAAAAGAGGAACACTGTTAATAACACCGGAAGGTAAGACGGTGCAGTGCATTTCGGGCACGACGTTATGATGGTACGTATCGGACATGTCTTCGAAAAGGGGTTGTCCGTTAATGTAGAGTGTGGCAGAATCGAACTTGACTTCATCATCCCAAGCTGCGCCGTCGTTAGCTGATGATATGAGGTGGATAGCCTTAGAAGGGTGGTTGAAATATGTGAGATCAACATCGACAGTAGTATCAGTTATGTTGGTGGTATCCATGATTTGGTGTTGCGTCTGAGTTATAAGAATTTCCTGTTCGGTGTTGATCAGCCTATTACGCTCCTCTGTATCGAGGTAGACGTAATTGGCGTATACCTTGGGTGTCGCACCAAAACTTAAACCAGACCTACACTTAATTCGTATTTCTACCTCGTGATACTGCATAGCAACCAAAGGCAAAGCCTTAGTCCAATCTTCACTGAAGAAGAAAGGGATAACGAAATAATCAGAACCAACAGTTGGAGTTACACCCACTACCCTCGCTGATTTAGCATTTTCGGATGCTACCGCAGTGGTCACGGCGCACGAAGCCTTAGCCGGGGTATCGTTATATAAAACGTTGTGAACACCCTGGATAAATAAAGAATCGAGTTTGCAGACCTGCTGACCACCTATGAGAAGGGTAAACTCGGTAGCAGATTCGTCAACAGCAAAAAGACCAGAGTTGCCTAATGCAGTTTGAATTTCTGGAGCCTCGATCCAGACATAGCTCAAGAGATCACCCTTGGACTTGATAGGGATGGTGACTTCGGCACCAGCATTGAACTGACCGATGTAATCGACACGTTCGGGCTTGATCGCAAAATTTGTATGGCGGCGGAAATTTTGACGGAAAAATGAAACTTCGGGGTCCCCTGTGATGTACACATCTTGGGCACCCTTGGATACAAGATCGACCAACGCAGCAGACATTTATTAATATATGATATTAAAAATTTAGATCTATAACGAAATAAGATGGTGATCTTTCAAGTGTTGACCTGGGATTCTCGAGATGAAGATGATGAACATTACATCCGCCTGTTTGGTAAAACGATCGACGGCAAGTCTGTGTGTGTATCCACGACATTCAATCCGTATTTTTTTGTAAAGATTCCTTCGGATGTGGACGTGGGACATGTTAGGAAGTCTCTAGATAAGATGTTTTCTGAAGAAATTGTTAAGATGGACTTGGTGAAAGCTAAAGATATCTGGGGATTTCAAAATGGGGAAGAATATATTTTCCTTCAAGTACACTGCCATAACCTTAAACAGCGGCGTTCTATAAGCAATTACGCTATTAAGTTTATGAAACGTGTGAAGACGAGAGATCTATCTCTTACTTTCGTATATGAAGCTAATTTGGATCCTGTATTAAGACTCATGCATCGCACCGGTATACAATCTACTGGATGGGTTGAAACGAGTGATGTATGTGCACGAGGGCATTACGCGAAAGTTGATATAGACTTATTCTGTAAGAATTGGAAAGATCTAAAACCCCACGAAACTACGGAAACTGCACCCTTTGTGGTGGCTTCTGTTGATATTGAGTGTTATAGCTCTACTGGAAAGTTTCCAGATCCTGAAGTACCCGGTGATGCGTGTTTTCAAATCGCCATATCCCTTTTAAAGTTTGGATCTGAAGAGGTATACGATAAGACTTGTCTATGCTACAAGACTACGGATTTGAATTTACCCGAGTGTACCATCAAGAGTTTTGACACGGAACGTGATATGCTCGTCGCATTTTCTGAGTATTTATCGTTTCATGACGTGGACGTCATAACTGGATGGAATATCTTTGGTTTTGATTTAAACTATATAATGAAACGAGCGCTGTATACCAAATGTCCCCCAAAGTTTTATCAACTCAGTAAGCTTTCCAATTTTACGTGTAATTTATCTCGTAAAAAGCTTTCTTCGAGTGCGCTCGGTGATAACGAACTCACACTCGTGAACATGCCTGGAAGATTTATATTTGATCTTTTCCATGAAGTTAAGCGTGAATACAAATTAGATTCATATAAACTTGATAACGTATCGAAGTTGTACCTGGGAGACAATAAGATCGACATGTCTCCGAAAGAAATGTTTAAACGATTCGAAGAAGGAGACCCAGTTAAACTGCGAGAGGTTGCGGAGTATTGTATTAAGGATACTATTCTGCCTCATAGACTCATACAACGTTTGTGTACCCTCGTTAATCTATTGGAGATGGCTAAAGCAACTTGGGTTCCATTGAATTATCTCGTGGAACGTGGTCAGCAAATTAAGGTATTCAGTCAATTGACTAAAAAGGCACGTGAGCTCGGATTTAAGGTTCCAACTTTTGAATACGGGCATACGGATACGACTGGCTATGAAGGGGCAACAGTTCTGGAAGCGCAATCTGGCGCATATTATACACCCATAACCGCTTTGGATTTTGAAGGTCTGTATCCCTCTATTATGATGGCACACAATGTATGTTATTCATCGTTAGTACTAGATCCTAAGTATAAAAACATACCTGGAATTGAATATGAAACCTTTGGGAATCATACGTTCGCCCAGGGTATCCCCAGCGTACTTCCAACTATTCTTTCAGAGCTTAAATCTTTCAGAAAGCAAGCTAAAAGGGATATGGCACAATCTACGGGAAATCTTAAGCATATGTATAATGGTAAGCAGTTGGCGTATAAAATCAGTATGAACTCCGTGTATGGTTTTACTGGAGCTTCTCGTGGAATGCTTCCGTGTGTTGCTATAGCTTCTACCGTGACGATGAAAGGTCGAAAGATGATCGACGACACTAAAGAATATGTCGAAAAACATTTTCCAGGATCTAAAGTGCGTTATGGTGATACGGATTCTGTTATGATCGAGTTTGACGTTCAAGGTAAAACAGGAAAAGAAGCTATCGAATATAGTTGGGAACTCGGCGAGCGCGCTGCAGCTGAATGCACGAAACTATTCAAAGCTCCGAATAACCTCGAGCTTGAGAAGGTATATTGTCCGTATTTCCTGTATAGTAAGAAAAGGTATGCCGCGAAGCTTTGGACGAAGGGTAAACATGGGAACATGAACATGGATTATATAGACGTAAAAGGGCTTCAGCTCGTGCGTCGAGATAATACGCCACATATGAGAGAAGTGTGTAGGGAACTTTTGGATGGGATTCTAGAGAGTTCAGACACCTCTGGACCCAAGGCCTTGGCGAGAACGAGAGCCGTCGAACTCCTCGAAGGAAACGTTCCCATGGAAAAGCTTATTCTCAGTCAGTCTCTTTCCGATACGTATAAGGTGAAGGGGTTTAATGTTCCCGTGACTAAGACTGAAAAGGATCATATTCCGTACACAAGTGAAGATGTTAGTATGGCACATGTACGCGTCGTCACAAAAATGCGAAACAGAAGACCCGGGTCAGAACCACGTTCAGGTGATAGAGTTCCGTATGTATTGTTAGACACGGGTGATCCCAAAGCGAGAGCTTTTGAGAAAGCCGAAGATCCAAAATATGCGGAGGAAAACAAACTACCTATAGATTATTCGTACTATTTCATAAATAAATTTTTAAACCCGGTTTGTGATCTGTTAGAACCCCTCTACGAAGACGTCAAAGCTGAGATATTTGGAGAGTTATTATCCAGAGAGAAGGAAAAGAAGAAGGTTATCAGGAAAAATTCCAAAGCTGAAAAACAAGTTCTCATCGCAGATATATTTAAAAAAAAGAATCCATGATATTATATGGAAGTAGGTGAAAAAAAGGTAGTCGCCGCATGCAAGGACATGGTAAAAGATGCCGAATATCGTGCAGAATTAAGAACCATTAAGAAAATGTGTGATACTTTTCCAATAGGCCTAACTCCCGGAACTTGTAGATATAGATTGTTGGGTGAAAATGGGTATTGCATAGGAACTTGTGTGGGTACAAATGAACTATGTACAAAAAAGGTTTCAGACGGGGAACTTTATTGTGGAATGCATAAGAAACAGACTAAACCTGCCGAACCCATTCAGATAAATATGCAACCTAATACGAGTTGTATATGTGAACTTTGGGAAAATAATCCGGACTGCTTATATTGTAGAGAAGAACAAGAAAAGAGGCTTAGAAAGAGGAACCCTCTTAATATAAATGAATAAATCAGATATATTATTAAATTCTATAAATACATTTTACACAAAATCTGAAAATAGAAGTACACTAAAAGAATTACTAGATAAGAGCGGTGGTATATCACTTCGAAATTTGGAATGGTTCATAACAAATTATTCTAAAAGGAATAACTTATCATATACTACGAATGATGGTAAACTATTCAGTGTCCATTGTGCATATAAGTCTAGTCTAGATGGGTATAGTAAAAAACTTTTTGATCCATTTTGTAGATCTCAAAAGATTATTTATACCGTTCCCGAATCACATGATAAAATTCATACGACTGTAGCACAGCTGAATTTTATCCGGTGGTGTATTAAGAATAACATTGTGGAATATATACGAGATCACAAACACATACTATCTAATAAGCAAGTGACATAAATCCACCTTCGAATGTATACGTTTGATACCCAACGTAATATAAATTGACCACGTAAGTCTTAGTTAATCCCGTTTTTAAATTAATCTCTAGTACCGTTCCTTCCGACTTTAACTGACTGAAATCCAAACTTCCCGATGGCTCCACATTAATCGGATTCATCGCGAAGGAATATGTGTATATATTTCTCTCCGTTCGCGACAACCTATTATTATAAGGAACAACGTATTTATAATACGTATGATCCACATTTGGTAAATTTGGTAAATCTTCACCGTTAATGAAAATTTTAGCGCTATCGATGATAGGATAATTATGTGTATCTATGGGAGTTCCAGTTGCGTTAAATAAAGTGGTCGTAGAAAAATTGTACCTATTGTGCATGTTAGCGGCTGCCTGGTCAGCCAGTTGAGTCCCACCTCCAGATGTCGTTTCATCCTCGTAGTCTTTGTCACGTAAAAACCAGAATAAGGTTTTCACGGGTATATTTGGAACGAGTTGCAATCTGACTACTTTACTACCTACTTCCGTTTCTTCTACGGGGTGGCGTTTGACCATATCCGTCACAAAAATTTGTTTTCGCTTTGATAAAAATATACGTTCTTCATCAGATACGGTCATTTCTTCAGTTATAAGATCAAAAGTATTCAGTGTTATATCATCTGTACAATTTGTAAAAAACGTTTTTGGGCGAAACTTTATTTCAAACTCTATTTTTTGTTTATGTACCGCACACGTTGGGAAATAAGGGCGATTGGGTTTATTACTATCGTATTCGTCTCCTTCATATTTTCTAGAAAAAAATAAAGGTATTGGAATTAACATATCCGAATCTGCCCGATCAAGTTCCGCGTCGGTTTCGTCATGGTTTAATATAGATGTATCTTCGGCAAGATTTCTATTCATAAGAAAACGTTTTGTACGTTTTTCAGATGCGTCCAAATACATCTGATCATAAATAATACCCCAATCGTCATAATACGTCTCGACTTCCAACTCATCTACACGCATTACAACAGATTTAATTAAATGTCTCCCCAATTGATCTGCCAACCAAAAACTACCACTCGCTAATCCGGGAAATTTAACAGAAATATACATATTACTCAAAAGATCTCCCATATTACGAGGGTTTAAAGTGACCTTTATAGATTCACCGAAAGGCCAATTACTTTGCGCGTCGTTAGGTTTAGAAATGGTAGTCGATCTATGAAACTTTGTAAAATTTGAATGTCTATCGTATGAATATTTAAAAGGTGAATATTTAGGATCATCATTTAGTAGGTACGTATCCTGTTTCCCAATAGCATTGAGAGATAGGGTGGCGCCTGGATCGGGTCCCTGCACGTCCATACTTATCTATTGTCTACAATTTTTTAATATCAGTTTCCCACATTTCAAAATAACCAGTAGCTTCAATTAAGCAAACTTCTTCTCTGAGTTTGTTCCATTCATCGAATAACGCTTTCACTCTCTCCTCCGTGTATTCGATGGTCTTAATGTGTAAAAGGTAATCGTACGAATTGTCAACCATCGGAAACACTCGACTGATTTCATTTTCTAGATCTTGCTTTTTCCGTTTAAATACAACTATATCACCATCGATTACCATCTTAACAAAGCGTGCTCGATGAGAACAGAGTTCAGCCTTCTTCTTGGTCGTGTCGATGAGATGCGCCTTACGTTTCTTATAATGTTCCATGCGAAGTTTAATAAAATCAACCAAAATTTGTTCGGGTGTATCGTATTTACAGATACCCTTTGTGGGATGAAACAAATGCATGTTTGAGCATCTGATAGTCTTTTGCAGCTTGAGATCCTTGACGGCGTCTTTGCCGTTATAATCTTGGATTATAAAATCAACGTTCTCAGTTGTACTGTTATTTGTGAAACCACTGATGATTTTCTTTTCAACGAGAGTATCGAGGTGTTCTTTGTAATCTTGAGTCCATCGACCCGGGGGGAGATCTGTTACCTTGACCGTCCTCCCAATACATTTCCATACACCTTGCGCGATCCATGAATCATCATCCTGTTCCAAGATGGACCCCTTAAACCCTCGAAACCAGGGTTTCATTTTTTTCATATCTCTACCATTTGTAAAGTTGAGGATATTTGCTTTGATATCTTCTGGGTTGAAAGGTGGTACGTAGCACGAAAACCCCGTTCCAATACCTTCAGTTCCATTAACAAGTACCATAGGTAGAACAGGCATATAATGTTCGGGTTCAATCGAACGCCCATCATCGTCAAGGTATGTGAGTATCGCGTCATCCTTTTGGTCGAAGATATTTCGAGTTTCCTTCGACAACTTCGTAAAGATATAACGGGTCTGAGATGCATCCTTACCTCCCATCAATCGGGTTCCAAACTGACCACATGGCTCCAAAAGATTAATATTATTAGACCCCGTGTAGTCGTTTGCCAGTTTGACAATGGTGTCGGCCAAACTTACTTCACCGTGATGGTAAGCAGACTTTTCAGCTACGTAAGCGGCGAGTTGCGCCACCTTCATTTCATCCTTCAGATTCCGTTGAAAGCATGAATACATAACCTTTCGTTGAGACGGTTTGAGTCCATCTGCCATATGTGCGATAGAACGTTTCAAATCCGCCAATGAGAAGTTTACCAGATCCTTGTGAATAAAGTCTGTAATTTCCAGCTGCTTTATCTTACCATAAGGTACCTCGAGATCTTTTGCTTCTTTCGCTGTACTTTCAAGAAGCCACGTCTTACGATCGTCGGCCTTCTTTTTATCGAACGCGAGTATCACGGAATCATCCGTCATCACATCCACGTTAAATTTAACGGTGAGATCTTGGATAATTTTGAAATATTCTCGAGCCTCCACAGAAGTTGAAGTACCGAGACCCTTATAGTATTTGATCCTCCAACCCGGCTGACCATCCCCGTACCATGTACGGAATGAAGAATCTGTGTAGAACGATTTGGACTGAGAAGCTTTGATGGCTTTAATGATCGGCGTGACCATTGAAACAACAAACCCCAATTTGAGGAGACTGGGCCAAAACGCATGAATCATATTGAGAATTAGACCCTTGATATGTGAACCATCATTATCCGCGTCAGTCATGATCATCAAACGTCCGTATCGAAGCTCAGAAACATCGGTGTATTCCTTGCCTTGCTGGAGACCAAGGATCTTCTTCAGGTCATTGAATTCCTGATTAGAAGTCAACTGCGCGACGGAGGCATCTCGGACATTCTTACACTTCCCCCGAAGTGGGAATACACCGTAGTGGTCTCTACCAACAACGGAGAGGCCAGCGACAGCGAGTGTCTTTGCTGAGTCACCCTCTGTGACGATGAGTGTACACTTAGAAGATTGGGCTGTCCCAGCTTTGTTTGCGTCATCAAGCTTGGGAATACCAGTGATTTTTGACTTTCGAGCTCCACCATCAGTTTTTGAAAGTTCTTTTGCTTCACGGAATTTTGAGAGTGCAGTGAGTTCATCTGCGATTCCGGTTTTCAGTACATTTTTTACAAAGGTCTTGGGAAGTTCAAATTTGCTTCCGAATGACTGAACCTTTGATGTGCATTCAGATTTTACCTGACTTGAGAAAGTAGGATTCTCGAGAATTGATCGAACAAAGATTGTGAAGGTATTTTTAACTTGTTGTGGTTTGAGTTTAATTTTTTTTGCCATATCTTCAATGATGGCATTGGAAACAATATTTGCGACATGAT